TCAAAAGCTCATGTGCCCTTGACCGGCACTTGTAGGATGAGGCGGGGCCTGGTTTATCAGGTTTGGAGCTGCGATATAACGTACAACCGTTTCATGCGTCACAAAGGTGGTCCCACAGTTTATATTCTGGCACTGACAGTAGCGCTCCTTTGTCTGATCAGATACCCGAAAGCTACTCCGGGTATGTGCCGCGTGTCCGCATTTCGGGCAATTCATCATTTTCCGCTATCTCCGCTCCGTCCCCTGCAATCACACAATGATACACTAACTTCCATTTTGTGAACAAACTCATTCCATTTCTAAATCATCTATTTTCACTTCAAGCTCTAGACTGGTAACAAAGCCGCTATCCGGGCCGATGGTATGGGTCAGCGTGGTTATGGTCCATTCAGCATCATCTATTGGCTGTTTAAAGCCGCTGACCTTTACCGGCATTTCCGTATAGAGATCGGCCCGGCCTTCTGCGAGCTGCAGCGAGAATGAAGCCACCCCGCGCTGCAGCCGTTCCCACTGCATTTTTGCAGCCCGTTCAGCATTAGCCCTGTTTGCATAGGTCCGGTTGAGTACCAGCACATTTTCATCCGTCCCCACCAGGTAATCCCCCGATTTCGCCTCCGGCTCCTTTGGTTTCGTGGCCCTCCTGCGGCGGCGCTTAACTTTCGTCATTTCCTTTTTCTTTGGTTCCCTGGTATGCAGCCAGCTGGCAATGACGCCGGTATAAGCGCCACGATCTGCCAGGGTAAAACGGTGGCCGTCACCCTCCTTTCGCGTGATGGTCACAACCGGCAGCGGCTTTCCGCTTGCCGTTCTCCCCTGCCCCTGCCGGATAAACAGCAGATTGCCGCTTTTGACTGACGCTATAGCACCGTACTGACGCGCCAGTTTCATCAGAAAGCTCGCGTCGCTTTCGTTCGTCTGGTCCAGGTGATCCAGCGACAGGCCTGACAAGTCCTGCCCTAATGCCATTTTGAGATTATGGCGGGTGGCGATTTCTCTGATAACGTCCCCCACGGTTGTCTGATGCCAGGACTTTTCACGGCGGATATTCAGGGTTGCCCGGAAATCAGCACTGCGGGCGCGAATCGTGAGGCGATCAGGTGCCCCGCTGTGCTCAATTTCATCGACGGTAAACGCCCCTTTAGGGAAAAGCGACTGGCCTTCCCACCCCAGCGCAAACTGAATAACCGCACCACGACGCGGCAGGATAATCTGCCCGTCCGCGTCATCCAGTTCCAGATCAAGCTGGTCCGCTTCAAAGCCCCGGTTATCGGTGAGCGTCACGCTCATCAGGCGCTTGTCCAGTGTTGTTGTTACGTCCTTACCTTCGATGACGATGTTAAAGGCCGGACTTTTGCCGTACAGACTGAGGAGTTCAGAATTGAAATTCACTGCAGCAGTCCTCCAACCGTATTAGTAATATTCCCTATCGCGGACGATGCGGAGTCTTTCATGTTACTCAGCTGGTCACTCAGGCTGCCGAACATATTGGACAGCGATTCATCCACCCGTTTGAGCGTCAGCGTGAACTCAATCCGCCGCGCCATCCCGCTTTCGAAAAACTCCGTCTTTGTCTGGTTCAGGCTCTCGATCACGAACATGCCATAAATAGTCCCGCTCCCCTCAATCAGCGGCCATGCCTTGCCCTGTTCTGCCATCTGCTCCAGCGCCAGCAGTGACAGCCTGCCGCCGGTAATTTCCGGCAACAGGACACCGGAAAGCGTCATCGGGTCGTTATCCGGGCCAAGAAACTGCGTTGACGGACGGCGATTGATGCGGCTGTTCACCGCGTGCCGCCAGTTGCGCTGATACTGCAGTTCCTGATAAGGCACCGTGCGCAGCATGAAAACGTATAGCCCCAGCACCATCATCATGATTCATATCCCCCCTGGTCACTGTAATTGCTGCGCGCCTTCGCGCGGGTGCGGCGTTCGCGCTCGTCGAGCTGGCGGGCAACTTCGCGCGCAATATCCTGCGGGTTCTGCCCTGGCTGCGCATAAATTGTGATCGGCGCGTGCGTTTCAAAGTGCATTACTGCCGGTGCGCGCTCCACCTTTGCGGGCTGGCTCTGTTTGTATGCCGTTGCGGGAAGGCTGAACGGATGCAGGGGCGCGGCCTCTGTAGGTGTCACCGCCATGCCCAGGGTTCCGGCCACAACCGATGCGAGCGCTGCCGTGCGCCGCCTGCTGGTCACATTTGCCGGGCCGTTCACAATTTCGGGGCCATTCTCACCGACTATGCCAAACTGGCCGCGCGGGATAGCGCCCCCGTTGTCGTACATGCCCGCAAAACCCATCGCAGGGAATCCGCCTGGCGGCAACACCACTTTCCCGTCACTGTTCACCGTGGCGGACTGCTGGCGCACTACCTGGTCCGGCAGCTTCGCTTTCGCAGCTTCCTGGCTGACAATGCCCAGCTTTTCCAGAAGCCACGTTACGCCCGATTTAAGCGACTCCAGCGGCTGCATCACCATGTTCAGGCCTTCAGCCAGGGCCTCACCAAACCTTATCCCCATGGCGGCCGCATTGTTCAGCTCCTCCGCCGTGGATTTAACCGGCGTCAGCAGATCCCGGAACCATCCCCATAACGCCTGTACTTTATCCCCTATCCACTGGAATAAAGGCCGGACAGGCTCAAAGGCTGCGCTGATGGGAGCGGCCGCAGCCCTGAACCCTTCCACCACGCCGCCCAGAAAAGCGCCGATTGGCTGCCAGTATTTCCAGATGACCAGTGCCACACCCGCAAGTGCAGTAACTACCAGCCCGACAGGGCTGAGTAGCGCGCCCAGCAGTCCCGAAATACCGAAAAGTGCACCACGAAGTGAGGTGAGCGGACCGGATACCAGAAAGCGCAAAACGCCCCCGGCAGCGGTCAGCCCTCCACGAAGCGCCGCCAGGGGGTTCATCACTGCAGCTATCACGCTGCGCCCTCCGGTCATTCCGGCGCGAAATACTGTCACCGGCGCGCCCGCCACCGCTTTCAGTGCATTGCCCGCAATTCCGGCTGAGCGATGCAGAGCATTCAGCGGGGCAGTAAGCAGGCCAGTGCTACTACCCGTGGAAGCCATTCCGCGTCGAACCAGGGAAAGTGGTGCATTTGCCAGCCATGTCAGCGCGCTGCCGGTGCGAGTAACCGCCGTGAATACAGACGGCAGCGCTTTTACGCCGAGCATGGATAAGCCAAACCGCAAGATCGCCAGCGGCCCCAGCACAGCCGCTACAACAACGGCTAACGTACCAAGCCCAAGGGTGATCGCGGCGGTAGCGGCTGCCACTTTCATCAGCGTGCCCGCAAGCTGCGGGTTAACTTCAATCCAGCGGCGCAGCGCCCCGGTTACGCTTTTCACGTAATCCATAATATCCATCAGTGGCTGGCGCAGCGTTTCGCCCAGACTGCTGAAAGCGTTCTGCGCCCCCGTTTTTACCAGCATCCACTGCGCAGAAAGTGAATCCCGGTTGATGTCGGACTCTTTCTGCATTGAGCCATTGGCGCCACTACCGGCAGTGAGCTGCAACTGGCGGCGCAGCTCCGGCAGGTTATTAGCCAGTTTTGCCGCATCATCGCCATATTCCTTGCCAAACAGCATCGTCATGGCGGACAGGCGTTTGTCCTGCGGCAGCTTTTCCACCTTTTCCATCACCCGCAGAATGGTGCCCATGGCATCCTTCGTCATCTGCTTCTCAAGCTGTTCAGGCTTGAGCTTCAGCATATCCAAGCCATCCATAAAGCGGTCACTTTGCATGGTGGCAATGGACAGCTCACGCACCATAGCGTTTGCAGCGCTGGCTGCCACCTCCGGCGCAGCGCCAAGTGACAGGAACGTGGAGCCAAGCGCGGCTGCCTTGCGGAAGTCCAGCCGGTCAGCCACGCCCCCCATGCGCTGCAGCACGTCGATAATGTCCGCGCCCTTTGACATGGCGTTATCGTCCAGGTAGTTCAGTGCATCGCCCAGCTGCTCAATGTTACGGGTTGGCACCTTATAGAGACTGGCGATTTTCCCCAGGCCTTCGGACAGTTCATCGGCGGGCAGTTCAAAGGCAGTTGCCGCTTTGGCTGCCGTACTGGCAAAGGCCAGAAGGTCACGCTTCTGGTCTTCCCACGAGTCATTCGGGTTCGCCACGTTCATACGTGCGCCTCCCTCGACCAGGGCGGCGTAGTCCACCGCGCCATTTTCCATGGGCAGCTGTTCACTGGCAGCCTTGATCGCATCCTGCATTTCATAGAACCGGGCGGTCCGGTTGCCATCATCGTCACGCAGTCCATTGACCTGCTTTGCCACACCTTTCATGGCATCTTCCATGCTGGCATAGCTTTTCACCGCCGCCACGACCGGCGCGCCCATTGCCAGCCCTGCGGCTGAGGTTGTGGCCCCTGCTCCGGCGATGCGATCCCGCACTTCCAGGCTTCGGGAATACTGCTCCCTGACGGCATTAACCCTGGCCTGCTGCTCACCGAGTCGTTTAAGGGACTTCTGCTGACGGTCCAGTGCCTGCCTGGTTTCGTCCGCATTCTGGCGCAGCTCGCGCTGAGCGCTGCTGAGCTTCCGGGTATCCATTCCGGCCTCGTTCAGCGCAAGGCGTTGCTTCTGCACCGACTGACGCAGGCCGTTGTATTTGGTCTGCAGTTCCGACACGCGGTTTCTGGCCTGCTCAAGCAGGCGGGCTTGCGCCGCCGTCGGGCGGTTTGTATCGGTAAACTGCGTGGCGAGCCGGGCCGCTTCTTCGCGGGCAGCTTTAAGGTTGTTACCGGTGACGGCCAGCTGCGCGCTGGTTTTACGAAAGCCTTCAATTTTCCCCGCCTGAGCGTCCAGCTCTTTCAGCCTGGCGCGGCTCTGTTGAATGGCGGTAGCCAGCTCTTTAGAGCTGGCCTGCGCAGTACGAAATGGGCGGGTGAGTTTATCAACCGCATTAAGAATCACCTGCAGACGCAGGTTAGTGTCACTCATCGCTGGCCCCGCTTCTCTGAATCGCTTTATGCCGCCACTCCAGCACTTCGGTCAGCGGCATAACGTCAGTGACGGACGGCGGCCAGTGAAAAATGGTGGCAATATCTGCCACCAGATCGTCAACCGTCAGGCTGTCGGTAAACCGGCAAGAACCGACTTCTTCAACAAAAAAGTCACCACCTCAACCGACAGCGCGGTGAGATCGGCGGGGTCCAGTTCTGCCATTTCCTGTGCCGTCAGGGTCGGGGTGGAGATACGCGGAATGACGGTCATCATTGCACCCACATCCATATCCATAATGGCCTGCAGGCGGGTGCCTCGCAGTGCGCCGGACTGGGGTTTGCGCAGCACAATTTCCGTGATTTCACTGTTACCGCGCTTGATAGGGGTATCCAGCTGTACGGTCTTTTCGGTCAGCTTGTCGGTCATGTTCTTTTCCTGTTAATGGGTTACTGGCGCGGCTACCCGCGCCGTTAAGGTTAATCAGAGGCCCAGCGCGTTACGGTGCGCTTCCATCAGGTCCACGCCGTCAACGATTTCAATCATGTTGACCAGATCGACCTCATAGAGCACTTCGCCGTTAATGGTCAGCTTCGCGTAGCTGTTGGTGCTGCTGACTTTGGTGGTGTTGCTTTCGCCGGTCTTCCACTCGCCGGAATCCACTTCCTTATGGCGTCCGCGCACGACCAGCTCCACGGCCTGCACTTCCCCGGTGTCGTCACGTTGAATGGAGCCGGTAAAGCGCAGCTGAATGCCGTCCACCGTGGTTTTGCCCATCTGCTTAAAGAGCAGCAGTTCGGTGCCGCCGATGGAAAATTCAGTGTCCAGCGCGCCGTCATCCAGTCCCATGTCCACATCAACCGCACCGGGCATACCACCGCCGCGATATTTCTCATATTTGCGCGTGAATTTCGGCAGGGTCATGGACTCAATGATCCCCTGCCAGTTGTTCCCGTCGTTGAACAGGTTCAGATGTTTTAACTTGCGTGGTAAAGCCATGGGGTCCCCTTAGGCGCTGACCCGGCTGGAGAAATCCAGCAGGTATTGATCGGTGATGCGCTGGCGCAGCATCAGGTTTTCAAGCGGCGGCACCGGCGTGTAGTCGTAGTCGATAGTGAGCTTCCCGGCCTTCAGGGAGTCCTTATCGTTCACGGACTCATCCAGCCAGCAGTCTGCGCCGATGATGTATCCCTGCGTTTTCAGGTTGCGCAGTTTGGCGCGGATACCTTCGATAATGTCGCGGGCCAGTGACGGGTTAAGTACGCCATCCACCGCCCACATGTGCGCTTCTGCGATAGTGTCAGCCAGCACCTGCGCCGTGCGGGTGTAGTTTTCAAAGGCAAACAGCGGATCGTCACTGAGGCAGCGGGAACCCCAGAAGCGGAAGCCGTCTTTGCGGATCAGCGTGGTCACATCGTTCTGGTTCAGCAGTCCCGCATCGGTGGCCGGGTCCTGCAGATCCCAGAACACATCTGCAGAAAGGCCGGTGACGCCGTTCACGCCCACGTTGGACAGGGTTTTGTGCCAGCCGGTCTGTTCGTCAATTTTGGCGCGCAGGCCGAGCGCACGGGCGGAAGCGTAAGCCTTCGCATCTGCATTCAGCACGGTGTCAAAGTTGATGAAGTCAGGCCAGATCAACATCCCTTCGCGCTGGCTGAAGTTATCGCGATAAGCAATAGCCTCCTCCACCGTTTTGCAGCCATAGGCGGACAGGTAGGCAAACCCGCGCAGGCTCTGCGCCACGCTGAGCAGCTCAGTGGCAACCGCCTGCGTGTCATGCCCTGGCGCACCGAGAATGCGCGGCTTAACACCGAGCTGCGATTGTGCCGAAAGCAGAGCCTTCATACCGGTTTTTTTACCGTCTGCGGTCACGCCGCCGATAATGTTGGAGGTGGTTTCCGCTTCGGTTTCGCCCTGCGCCACACGCACGACAACCGTCACAGGTTTTGCCTGGTCTGCAATCGCATCCAGCGAGCGTGCCAGCGTGCCGGACTCGCCCGCCTTGCCGCTGGCAGTCAGTACATCGGTCAGCAGGACCGGCTTGTTGAGGGGGAACATGGACGCATCTGCATCGTCGCCGGTGCAAACCATGCCCACGATAGCGGTGCTTACCGTGGTAATGGATCGGGTGCCGTCGTTAACTTCAACAACGCGCACGCCGTGGTGGTAATCCTGAGCCATAAGGCAGTCTCTCCGGTTTACAGGGGGTACGCCTATGTTCTGGTTGATATGCGCGCGGCGCACGCGGCGGGCTTTGTATGGGGAATGGCACAACGAAAGGGTTAAAAAATTCCCGTAAGCGTGGGGGCTAAATCACCATGTTTGCTTTGCATCACCTGCCGGAATAAGGAGGCAAAAAAAAGAGGCCGCATAAGCGGCCTTTTGTCACAGCGGTTTATCGGGATAGATTGGGTTTTCAGGGTCAACCTTTGTCAGACTGTAGCGGTACTTCTGCCATTCCGTCAGCCTGGGTTTATCTGCCTCGTCAATATAACCCCCCTCTGAGGCATCTTTCAGGGGGGCTATTACCGAATCCGCCTCTTTGCGCAAGGCTGTTAATCGCAGAATCGCCGCCGCTTTTAGCTGCTCTGGCGTGGGCGGTGGAATATCCTCCCAGCAGGGCATTCCATTTTCCCCAGCGGCCCGTTGCTTACCAGGGGGAGGATCACCCATAAATTGGGCAGCAGTCTCACTGTCAACCTCCACCCCGTCGAACGGCCACGTACCTGCCTGCTCGTAAGAATCCCTCAGAGAGTCGGGGAAAAACGCATTCTCATATGCGCTATAAACATATTCACTCATATTACCTCCCGAAAGAAATCCACTGACCACCTTCCTCAGAGACGTTCACGTGTGCAGTGAAGCCGATCGGCTGTTGTTCCGTCGCGCCCCACATATTCCCTCCACCCCATCCCGCATCTGAAACGATCACCTGGTCAACCTTTGTGGGGTATCTAATAGGGAAATTGATTGTTTTGGTTGTTGTATTCGTAAAATCTATTGTGCCGTACTGGATCAGCAGATCCCCGAGCTTGTACCAGCCAGGGCCAGTAAGGATGTTCAAATCTGCCCGTACCAGCGCCGCGCTGTTGCGTGACAGTAAGGTTCTGGCAAAGGCTGTGAAATCGGACAGGACCAGCAGATCCTTGCCGACAAAATACGGCAGCTTATCGGCAGCACCAGTAAGTCCAGATAAAGAAGTTAACGCCGCATTAATGGGTTGCTTACCGGATAACGCATTCAGCACTGTTGTAGAGAAATTAGCATCCCCCCCCAGAGCATCTGCCAGTTCCTTAAGCGTATCCAGTGCCGCAGGAGAGCCATTAACAAGCGCGGCGAGGGCAGCTTTTACGAAAGCTGTTGTTGCTATCTGCGTGTTATTAACTGTCTGGGCTGGCGTGGGTGCAGTTGGAATACCCGTTAAGGCGGGGCTGACCAGCGGTGCGCCTCCAAGATTGGCAAGGGCACCTGCCGGTGTAGACGAGCCGGTGCCGCCGTTGGCAACAGGAATCACCGTTGAAGAGTCATTATTAAAGGTCTGCGTCGCAGTCATTGCTCGACTGCCTTTAGCACCCACTACAACAACAGTGTATTCTGCGCGGTTGCTGGCTGTGGCTGCACCAGAAATAACCTTCAGCACAAACCGATCCGCCATCGCTGTCAGGCATTCAATGCTTACAATGCTTGTCGGAGCATAACCCATGCCTGCAGGAGCATTGGTCCAGGAACCTACTGACACCACCCTTTTTTGGCCGGTTACAAAATCCGCCTGTTGCCAGTCAAAGGATGCTGCTGTCGGCTGAATGCTGACTCCTATTCCCAGCTCCTCAAAGCCCAACGTCTTGCGACCGCCTTCTGGCGTAGTTGCGCCAAGTCCACCATTAGCAAGCGGGATTAAAGTTGACGAGTCGTTGTTAAAGCTCTGAACAATAGTAAAATTTCGACTACCTTTGGCCCCGGTACAGGTCACAGTATATTCCGCGCGGTTGCCATTGGATTGAGCATTAGACGTAAGGCGCAAAACTAAACGGTTAGGCTGATTGATAACGCAGGTAATATCGACGTTTGTTCCTGAGTTATACGTAATGCCCGTGGGGGTGTTTAACCATGCGGTTGCAGTATATGTGGTTAGCCTCTTCTGACCTGTAACCATATCAATCTGTTGCCAGTCGATGGGATCAGTCGGTGCTACGTTTGACTGACCAAGACCAATCGCCGCCATTGCATCAGCGCCAATCGGCCGCCAGCCGTTAGCGTCACCGCCTGGATACCAGGTGACAGTAGTCCAGTTTGTAGAAGCATCCGGCTGACCCCTACGCTCATAAATTCCAGCGCCGGTAAACATTAACTGCGCAAGGCCCATGATCGCGCCGCCAGTCCTGCGCAGCGACATCAGGATCGCATTGTTTTGACCTACTGACAGTCCGACCGGGGAATCTGTTCTCTGACCAGACAAAATGTACGTTGTATTCTGGGAGAACGCAGCATAGTCATACAGAGTGGTTACAGAAGCTGGTAACACTTTCGTGGAACTCAGCCCGCCTACTTCTATCCAGTCAACCCATGGGCCATCTGTTCCGTTCCAGGCCGAACTGAGGAAACGAATAAAGAAGCGCCCTCCATCTGTGGTGTATGTCTGCGTGCAGTTATTACGCCCGCCAGGATATACCTCAAAAACGCCTCTTTCATTAGCGGGGTATCCGTTGGCTGTAGTGGCATAAGTCGTGCTTGATTGACTCCATTTCCCAAGATTGTCAGCCGTTGGCCCGTAATTATTAAGGTTCGCGTTTGCGGGGAGCGTGCCCCGCATCAGAATTGCGGGTGCCAGCGCGCGGGTGACAAATTCGGTTGTCGCCAGCTGCGTATCATTTGAGGCCTGCGGTGCCGTGGGCGCTGTCGGCTTTCCGGTCAATGCAGGACTGGCAAGCGGCGCTTTGGCTGCCAGGGCATTGAGCATGGTAGTTGCAAAGTTCGGATCGTTTCCGAGAGCCGCCGCCAGTTCGCTGAGCGTATCCAGTGCGCCAGGCGAGGAGTTAACCAGCGCAGCGATTGCTGTCATAACAAACTGCGTATTTGCGAGCTGCTGCGAATTGTTACCTGCAGTAGCCGTCGGTGCCGTCGGCGTTCCGGTCAGTGCCGGGCTTGCAAGCGGCGCTTTGAGTTTGGCCTCATCCATGACGGTTTTAACCGCTTTTGGAGTGGCGGCCAGCGTTTCGGATGTACTGGTTGTCGAGCTGCTGAGCTGCGTAAAGCCTTTTGCAGTCAGGGTAGCGTCCGGGTGGTTGCGGGATTTTGCATGCTTGTCGATTTCACTATCAACATAATCCTGCGTGGCCATCACGGTTGACGTGTCCATGGTGATGGTGATCGCGTTGACCTCGCTGACCGCAATCACCATGCGAATCACCATCTTGCGCCCGGCTCCTTCGCTTAATGACGGCTTGTAAGTTTCTGCCATGTTGCCGACGGCCAGAAGTGTTCCGGCGGCATCATACAGCGCCATTTCACGAATCCAGAATCCACTCGTTTCCGGTTTTTCCGGTGGAATCACCAGTTCAACAACAATATTTTTCGGATCGCTGGCATCAATGCTCGCTCTGTTAATCGGCGCGCGGTAAACCTCCCTGACCAGTTTTGTCTGGGCAGGGTTCGGGGTAGGCAGCGTGCCGCCTCCATCACCCACGGCCATTTTTGCGGTATTGTCCAGAACAATGCTGGCGGTGCCAGCCAGAACCGCCGCGATTTTTGCGGCACCTGCTGTGGTGATAATAGTTTTAAATTTCGCCATGATAATTACCCTGGATAAACCGTAATAATGTCGCCGTCATAGATGGCCCCGCCGGTGTACAGATAACCCGGCACTTCCTGCACAATATTGATTGAGCAGTGACGACTGACGGGCCTGGCATCACTGATCAGTCGGTCCATTTCGATATTCATGTTTGGCGTCATGCCGCTTTCCGGCACTCCAATGTCCAGTTCGAACGTGCCAGGCGTAGCATTGTTTTCCCACCATTCCGTAATACCGATGATTCGCCCAAGCGGGCCAACCGCACTGCGGATAGCAGCAAGCGTCCCTTTGCGGCGGTGAATGAAAAAGGCGTCACTGACAGCCTGGCGCTTGACGTTCTCTGCCCAGGCTTCATCCCAGCGGTCAACCGAAAACGCCCACGCCAGATAGGGCAGAAACTTCACCGGGCATTTCCAGGGGTTCCACAGGTCACGCAGTGGCACATCAAGGTTGCTGATATCGCTGCAGGCCTGCGCCAGTCGGCGCTCAAGGACAGACGATCCCGGAGGAAGCAGACTATTCATCCGTTCCCCCGATGGTTACGGTTGCTGCTGTGCAGTAAGCCGCTTTTGATTTATCCAGCACCACATCAACTGCAGGGGCGGTCAGCTCTACACGCTGGACCCCTTCCACATGGAGCGCACCGTAAATGGCAGATCTGCGGATATCACGTCCCAGCCGTGCCTGGGCTTTAATGTAGGATTGCAGCCGCTCAATAGCGGCCGCTTTAATAGGCTCCGCCTCCGGCCCCGGATAGAGATAGAGCTGGGCATTAATCGTGTAATTCACGATGGAGGCAGACTGCACTGTTACCCGGTCAGCCACCGGGCGCACACTTTCATCATTGAGTGCGGCAGCCACAACAGCGAGCAGGTCTGCTGCTGCCGTTCCATCTCCTTCACGGGAAAGTATGGTAACGGTGACATTTGCCGGTGTCGGGCTGATAGCTGACGCATCAGCCACACGGCCATCAGCACTCCGCGCGTGAAATTCATAGGCAGCAGATGGGCCAGCAACGCTCAAACCCTCCATTGCCGCCGGTATGCGCTGGCGTAAATCATTATTAGACTCCATCACCGCCTGAACCGGCGGAATCGCTGTCGGGTCTCCGGGAATGATCGTAAGTCGTTTTACGTTATTAATGGCTGCCAGCTGATCGAGATCACTACCCATGGCATAAGCCACCATGACCGCCTGCGCAGCCTCATTGATTCGCTGACGCAGCAGGATTTCCCGGTATGTGTTTTCCTGCAGTAATTTGGTGACGGGTTCAGATTCCAGCTCAAGTGTGCGCCGCACCGCGTCCTGTTCATCCACCGGATGAAGGGCTACAAAAGCTGCCTTGCGCTCAGCAAGCAGCGCCTCAAAGTCCGGCACCTCAATAATCTGCGGGGCCGGGAGCTGGGAAAGGTCAATTACTGCCATTATCTGCTCCTGTCGGCACTGAAAGGGATACAGACGCGCCGTTATTGCGCTTCCCGGTTAGCTCAACCACCATTGAGCCGTCAAAGCTGCTGCTGATAGTGATGGAATCCAGTGTAAGCCGTGGCTCCCATCGGCTCAGGGCTACGTAGACCGCAGACATGATCTGCAGACGCAGCGCCGGGTTCTGTGGCTGGTCTATCAGGGCAGACAGCAGGGAGCCATATTCCCGGCGCGCAATTCGGCTCCCTTGCGGGGTCAGCAGAATATCCCGTACTGACTGGCGCAGGTGTTCCGTATCAGTGATAGCCCTGCCGTTACCCTGACTCATGCCGATATAGAGCGTCATACCGGGCCTCCCGAGGTATCGCCGCCTTTCATAACTTTGATATGGGCATGGTTATCCACTACGATCCCGTTAGAACTCATGGCACCGCCGCCCTGGGTGACGCCACCATTGATCACCACCTCGCTGTTTATGCGCGTGTTGCTTGCTTCCACAACAAACTCACCTGTTTTCAGGGTGATGTTGTCAGCCGCCTCTATCACCATTGATTTGATACCTTTGACGTGCCAGCGCCCGGTGGCGGGTTCGTACTCAAACCAGCCTCCGTCCGGGTATTCCGTCACGCAGCCGTCCACGGAATCCGACGGCGGTGCAAACTGATTTGAGTAAATGGCGGGCAGCGCAAAGGCGGTTTCCAGATTGCCGCCCAGGCTCAGCACCACCACCTGTTCATCCGGGGACGGACACCACCAGGTGCGACCGCCTCCGGCACGCAGTGTCAGCCAGTTAATCCAGTTGGTTTCAAGCTCGCCCACCTTTACCCGGCACAGCCAGTTTTCCCGGTCCACTTCGGTCACGGTGCCGGTGCGGATCAGGTTGGTGATAAGGCGCATGATTTCTGTGAGTTGTGCATTCATGGCTTAAGATTGCCATTAGCTACTTTTGAAATGCAGTGTGATAACTTGTGTGGAACTCCATACAAAGCTATCAATGAAGAAAATGAATTCTAGAAAATACCCAACCTACGAACTACGTGAATACAATAATGCGGATGAACTTTGGGATGCTTTATCCCCTACACAAAGGATTGACCAAAACTGTAGGGATAACATTATTTACAGAGGGCAAGGTGATGCTGACTGGAGTTTGATACCATCAGCACTTCGTAATCCTCCACGCTACCTGACAGGAAGATTATCTCCAACATCAGATCATATAGTTGCAAGTGAGATATTGACCCTCATGTCATTTGTTAAACACTGTGACATAGTGGGCGTCCGTATTCCTGGAGATAGTACAGACTTTCGTATGTCACATTTAGACATTCAATTTCAGGACTACTGGATTTCAAACCCATCCTCATGGCCTAATCCAGAAGTTTTGGATGTAATGGCCTTAGCACAACATCATGGTGTACCAACCAGGCTTTTAGATTGGACACAAATTCCCTATATAGCAATTTACTTTGCTGTTAGTTCATGTATGGCTAATTATAAGAACTGGACACCAACCAGCAAATTAGCCGTATGGGCATTTAATAGAGAATGTATAAACATCCATCCACAAATAAGGTTGCATTCTACAGCAGGCTCAATAAGTCCCCATTTAGCTGCACAATTCGGACTTTTTAGCGTTCATCCGCATACTGGAGGCAGGGGAGAACCAGCGGTTATAAATGGCCTTGATTATCTTTCAGGAGATTATCCACACCCGGCATTTTTCAAATATACATTACCCGTAAAAGAAGTATATAAAGCATACCAGCTTCTTAATAAAGCAGGATTTACTGCGGCAAGTATATATCCCTCCGCCGATGGGGCAGGTAAAGCAATCCATGACGAAATTAATCTGGAAAATGCGAGAAATAGATTATCTGAATTGAAAATTAGTTTTTGATTAACCAGCGCAAAAGTATATCACTAGTAATTACTTCACTCTTGTCATTCACACCAAGAAGGCGGCGCTGTGAATAGCGGACCTCTGGTCCTTTGCGGCTGACGCGATCACGCAGACCATAATGATGAACGCGGGCAATGCGCTGCACTGAGCCGTCAAATTGCACGCTGGCAGAGTCCGCACTGGCTGCTGTTTTCAGGTATTTAGTGGTGCGAAGTTTCGCAAACATCTGGCGCTTAATTCGCCCCTTCTTACTGCGTGCCGTGACCCGGCGCGGCTCATAGCCGCTTCCGTCGGGATTGCGCTGCAGCCTGATGTTTTGTTGCTGCGTGCGGCGCAGCTCCTGCGCCAGCTGCCGCATCATGCGGCTGCGCGCGGCAGGCTCAAGATTCGCCAGCAACGCTGCCAGCCAGTCATCCACCCTCTGCAGCTCACCCATGCTTCACCGTCCACATTTCTTCCGCTACGTCCGGTTCCGGCACTGCCTCAACGCTCGACATGCCCCCGTCAGTGCTTACCAGCACTCGCTCCGTCAACTGCAGGTTCAGACTGATATCGCACACATCATTGCGCAGGATATCCACATCAAAGGTGAACAGCTTTTCGCGCAACTCACGGTTATTGATAGCGTCAGGTTGATTGGCAGTGAGCCACAGCAGAACGGGGGCCATCAGCAGATTCTGGTTCCCGCTGAAATCCTCGATCACTACGTTCAGGGTGTAGCGGTATTCCCATGACATGGAGCTGGCACCGGTTGCCACCAGTGAGCCGTTATCCACAAACAGGTGCAGCTTGTCCGGGTTATTGCGGACATAAGGCACAGCCTTATTCAGGGCGCTGCGTAAAGACTGCGGCTTGTTCATTGTCTCGCTCCTGGCACGCAATTATCGTGTCCACTTTGTCAGCACACGCCGCCCAGGCGGCCTCCGTTTCATCCAGCGCTGCATTCAGATCGCCGTTACTGCGCGGCGCTGACCTTTCCAGGCGGCACTGCGTCACTCTGGGACAGCCACTCACGGTAAGCTGCACCTCCGGCGAGGGCCGGACGTTCCCGCAGCCGGATAATGTCAGCAGGCAAAGGAGTATCAGCCCAGCGGCGCAAATCCTCATTTTCACGTTTCAGTTCCTCTATCCGGTGCTGTCGGCTGCGCAGCAGAGCGGAGGTCTGTTCCGCCGCTGCATAAAGCCGCGTCTGCTCCCGGCTGTTGGTTTCGTTCAGAATGGACAGGCCGATCAGCTGGCTGTTTTTCTTCGTCAGTTCCTGCGATTTACTTTTGAGCGCCGCAACCTGCGTCTCAATGGTGTGGCTTGCATTGTTAAGCCGCCATGACTGCCAGCCCAGTAACGCAAGCGCCAGCGCCAGCACTGCCGCCATTGCACGCATCAGACTGTCGCCGCCTCTGAAAACTGAGAACGGACAACCCGATAAACCAATACCGTCAGCACATAAATCACCAGGGTTAACACCCAGCCGGACCATGCCAGGCAGACAATAACCAGGATTTTCATTGACCAGCTGAGCAAAGGCTTATCCGGGGTGGTAAAGAATTTTTTGAGGGGTTCTTTGATGGCGTGCCTTGCTGCACCCCCGGCAATTACTCCAACCACTCCGCAGAGGGACAGCGCCCAGGTTAAAATGCTCATGACCCAGATGGCGGCAACGACCAGGGCCGGGGCGATGCTGCGTGGATAAAACAGCGCGGCCATTAACAGCGCCACCCAGGCGATCTGAAACAACACGTTCATGATTTTGTTTTTCATTGCGTTACGCTCCTTTTAAGCACCAGGCCATTTCCCGCTCACGGCGGTTATCCAGCCCCTGATTAAACACACCTTTTACATACACCCAGCGGGGCAGTTGATGGCAGGCGTCCGCCCAGCGCCGCTGGTTCAGCAACTTAACCAGCGTGGAGCTGCAGGCATTGCCGGTGCCCACGTTGAAAGCAAACGACACCACAGCGTCATAGACCTTTTGCGGTATCTGCTGCACCACACATTTTTCCAGCGCCCGCTCCACGCGCAGCACGTTGGTGATAAGTCCCTGCGCCGCCTGCCGTTCCGTGATGGTTTTGCCCGGCATTACACCGGACGTATTACCGATCCCGTCAGTCCACACGCCCGCGCTGCACTGGTAAGGCTGCAGGCGGCATCCCTCATAATCGGCAATCAGTTTCAGCCCCTCAACAGAGGTATGAAGTGACTGATAACCGGGCAGCGTGGCGGCGATAGCCAGCACCGCCCCAACAAGGCAGCGCTTAACGATTGAAGGATTCATACTCCCCCCGCGTGATTTGCCCGCTGCGTAGCAGCTGATAGGTTTTGTGTTTGTAGTACCAGTTGATCGCCAGCATCAGCACACCTATCAGCACGCCACCAACTGTTGAGGCATCCTTAAGTGACAGATCGCCCAGGTATGCCAGCAGCAAGGCGATGCAGTAAGTGATAAAGGCGCTGATTCGTTCAAGCGTCATATTTCAGTCCCATAGCTGGACGGTCTGCGCCGTGGTTGCTGCCGGAATATCCGGCATTTCCACCTGCAGCCCGTGCGGTAAAAAAGGGCCATGCTCAGCCAGCCCCGGATTTGCCTGCAGAACCTGCTCAGTGACACCCTGCGTGCGCCCGTAATGACGCCAGCAAAGCGCGTCCACCGTGTCATACTGGTGCGCACGCACTTTCATCAGATAAGCTCCACTGTGCAATGAGGCGCATCCTTAACCCTACTGATCGCCCAGCGGGCATCACGCCATAGTTCCCCGGTTGCCTCCGCCAGCTCTTCCCCACGCTTCACGCCGGACGCCGTGGCGTCATAGTCCTGGTAACGTTCGTTGAGGACAGCTCGCGCCCAGCAATACACGGCGTTGAGGTAGTGCTGAACACGCTCACTTTTACCGTCCAGCTCTTCCGCTGGCACATTCGAAAGCGCCCGATACCCCAGCGCCTGCTGGCGTTCACGGAAGTCGAACAGTTCAGCGTTTACCTCTGATATCGCTGTAAGCGCGACCTGTTTTAAACGCGGCTGCGTCACCGTGCCGTCAGTGCGCATAACACTGCGAAACTCCGACAGATCCACATCAGGCCAGAACGGCGTATTTTTAATAACGTCCGCCTGTTCGGGTGCCTGTTCTGGCGCAATAAACTGCATGCGGCTTTCTCCTGAATTAGTGGGCGGTGGACGGGGTTTTGATGTGGCAATGCCTTTCGCCACCCCGTGCCGCCCGTGCGCGGGGCACGTTCGGTTAGCCAGTGACGGCCTTTCGCAGCCTGGTTTCCAGCTGCTTAATTTCGGTTTTCACGCCACAGTTAATATCCAGCTGCAGGGCGCGCTTAAGATGGCTTAGTGCGGCCACAAGCTGATCGTTATCCCGTAAGGCAAAGCCCTGCGCTTTATAGATGCGCGCACGGGACTGATCAGGCATGTCATATGGCTCAACAAGCTCAAGCGCTTGCGAAAGCAGCGCCGCACTGAAAGTGTCACCCCCGGCAAAGGCACGTATTGCGGCGTCTGCAAATTCTTCAGCAATAGCAGTTGCCGTGGTGCGGTTAAAACGCTGAGGCAACACCCACCCATGGCGCAAAGCATGGCGGGCGATATCTAGCGCGCCGGCATAATTCCCGGCATCAATTCGCCAGATCAGCACAAACATAGCCACATCGTCCTGGCGTGGGGAATCAGCGGAAAGCAGTCCGGCAATCCAGGCGTCATAAGCGGGCAGAAACTCACGTTTGAGGGCAATTTTCCGCTCTGTTCCCTGCACCGCTTTCAGGCGTCGCACATGCTCCCCAAGCTGCATTAGCATCTTTTCATAGCCGTTCATTCCGGCGACACTGCCGCCCGGGCGGGCGGCCTCCTGTGCCTGAACGAACCGCGTATGGGCGCGGAATGGGTTCATGATCACTCCCCGTCAGCCGGTGGATTTTCACCTGCCTGTGAAGGTGCTGCCGCAGCGTTCATGCCCTGCACCACTGTTGCAGCCATTGCGACGATACGCGCCAGCTGTTCGTCCGACATTTCAGCGGTTGCGGCCTGCTGCGCCGGTGCATCTTCCAGTTCCAGCACTTCGATGTTTTCAATCAGCGCCACGCAGTCATAATCTTCAACCACGTACGCCTCATTCACAGATTCGAAATTCTCAACACGGTCGCGTTTTGGATTGTCCATCACCGACCGGCGGCGAGTGTCTTCCTGCCAGTAGATTGAGAGATTATCCAGACGGGTGATCAGAATGGCGTTAGCCGGGAAGAAAGGCGCCTGAACTGCAGCCAGCCCGCCGATGCGCTTCTGGCTGATAATCAAATCAGCGGCCAGCGCTTCACTGTTCGGCTGCTCGCGGTTTACGAGAGGGAAATACTTATCGGCCATCAGGGCACTGCCGCAGATGACAACCAACTGAGTATCGTTGCGATACCACGGTTCGATTTTTTCACTTACTGCGCCCATAACCAGCGCGTCCAGGTTCTTAAAATCACCGCCTTTACCGATTCGCACAGTCTGAGAAATCACGCTGCCATCACTGCCAACAACCTTATCCAGAACACGCACAGGTGCTTCACGGCGGATTTTCTCCAGCCAGCCAATATTCACATCCTGCAGCAACGGGTTAGTCAGACGGTTTGACGTCTTCTCACGGCGCTCCCCGTTGAATCCGATCATGATGCGGTCAAGCGCCTGGCGAATGATAATCGCGTCACGGATACGAATCTGGAAGTCCTGGAATTTCGCCCACAGGTCCAGCTTTTCATACGGCAGCGCCGTGTCAAAATTGGTCTGGGTGCATTTGTAACCTTCGCCGTCGATATAGGTCGGATCGGTCGGTTCGCGCTCTTGTTTGGTAGTGTCCGTGGTGCCCGCGATGGTCGAACCAATTCCAAGCCCCAGACGCTCCCCGGACTGCTCATCTACCGGCACAATGTTGATACTTTTCAGGAATGCCGATGATTCCTGAATTTTCGTTTCCAGCGTCTGAGCAACAGATGGCGCTGCGGTGTACTTAGAGCCAATATCACTTACATCAATCCCGTTCAGCTTCGCCAGCTGCTGCAGGTAAGCGTTAAAGGCAAAGCGAGTTTTGTTTTTCATCAGGTTTTATGCTCCGTCAGCAGGTGGTGAGTTTGTCTGAGCTGCCATTGCCGCCAGACGAGAACGGGCGACGATCGCTGCGGCTGTCTTCAGCGGATAACTGCTCGCGCAGGGTTGATAGCTCCTCTTCTGCCGCACCCAGCTGCTGCTGCATACCGTCCAGGCGCTTCGAGAAATCTGCCTTCAGATCGCTGACGCTTTTTCCGACCGTTCCCACGACGTCGGACAGCTTCTGATGCGCTCCCGCCACCTCTTCAACGGCCAGATGAACATCAGCAAAGCGTGCAGAATCGTCAGACGCTTTTCGGGAAAGCAGCTCTTTGACCCGCGTGAACAGACCCGGCTTTTCGCCCTGCACGTCTTCAAACTCAAAGGTGGTTTCTTCAGTAGCGGTGAAAAGATTGCCTTCTGCCTGTTTGCGGCGGGCCAGTGGGTTAATCGCAGCTTTCGCGCTGAACTGGAGCATTTCGGTGCCAAGGCTGGCGGGATCGTCGGTCACAGCCAGGCCAACTAAATATGCCTCGCCGGTATCTGAGAATTTCGGGTTCACCTCCATGGAAGTGAATATCTTCTGCATTTTCTCAGTCATAGAAATCAGCTCGTCCGTCGGGACAATCCAGCCGTAAAGGGCCATTTTCCCCTTTAACGGACCTTCGCTGATTTCTTCGGCTTCTACTTTTTCCACAATGCCGAAACGGCGGAAAGAGCTATCTGGCGTGTAGCCCTTGATATGCTCCATGTTGACTACAGCGGTATAAACCTGCGGGTTGTAATTGGCCGCCATTTGCGTCAGCCATACGCGCTCAATGGTGCGTCCGTCGGTGGTTGCACCTTCAACACCAATACGAAAACGCTTTGATTTTTTTGCCATCTTTCCGGCTCCGGTTGTTCGGGAGGTTTAAGAGGCTTTATGTTTGCGTTTCAGGGGAGGGAGAAACAACGCGGGGCCATTGTGGGGAAAATGGCACAACAGGGCAAAGCAGCGAAGGAAAGCACAGGACCGTAGTCTGGCGCCATGAACATGACGACAATCAGCCCAGACCTAGACCCGCGAAAGCAGGCAATGTTTCTGTATTTCAGCGGTATCCGCATCGCCCGCATTGCTGAAATGCTGGGAGAGAAACCCGCAACCGTTCATAGCTGGAAGAAGCGCGACAAGTGGACCGATATCGGACCACTCGATCAGATGCAGCTGACCACAGCCGCACGCTACTGCCAGCTCATTATGAAACAGGAGAAAGAAGGACGGGATTTTAAAGAAATTGACCTGCTGGCCCGCCAGGCTGAGCGTCACGCGCGGATCGGGAAATATAACGATGGTGGCAATGAATCAGACCTCAACCCGAAGGTTAACAATCGCAATAAAGGCCCACGCAAGCCCCCCGAAAAGAATCTGTTCAGTGACGAACAGATCGAGAAACTGGAAGATATTTTCCACTCTACAATGTTCGAATATCAGCGCCAGTGGTGGGAGGCCGGGAATAAATACGCCGTCAGGAACCTGCTCAAATCTCGCCAGATAGGTGCCACGTTCTTTTTTGCCCGTGAAGCACTGATAGACGCGCTAACCACCGGCCGCAATCAGATATTCCTTTCAGCAAGTAAGGCACAGGCTCACGTTTTCAAGCAGTACATCGTGGAGTTTGCGAAAGAGGTTGATGTTGAGCTGAGGGGCGATCCGATGGTCCTCCCGAACGGCGCGACACTGTATTTTCTCGGAACGAACGCCCGTACTGCACAGAGCTACCATGGAAATCTCTATCTGGATGAATATTTCTGGATTCCAAAATTCCAGGAGCTGCAGAAAGTCGCATCCGGCATGGCGTTGCACAAGAAATGGCGCGAAACCTACTTTTCCACGCCTTCCAGCCTGACTCACAGCGCCTATCCATTCTGGTCTGGCGCTCAGTTCAACAAGGGCAGGACGAAGCACGACAAAGTAGAAATTGACCTTTCCCATAGTCATCTCGCACGCGGCGCACTTTGTGCTGACGGCCAGTATCGCCAGATCATCACCGTAGAAGATGCTGTGCGTGGCGGATGTGACCTTTTCGACCTTGAACAGCTGCGCCAGCGTTACAGCCCGGAAGATTACCAGAACCTGCTGATGTGCGTATTCATGGACGACCTGGCATCAGTATTTAACCTAGCGCTCATGCAGGGCTGCATGGTGGACAGCTGGGAAGTCTGGGACGACTTCGAACCGTTGCTTTTAAGACCGTTTGCACAACGGCCGGTCTGGATAGGGTATGACCCGGCGAAAGGGACGACGAACGGAGACAGCGCTGGCTGCGTGGTCATTGCACCGCCCACCGTTCCTGGCGGGAAATTCCGCATTCTTCAGCACTACCAGTGGCGGGGAATGGACTTCCGCGCCCAGGCCGAAGCCATCAGGCAACTGACCCTTCAGTTTAACGTGACATATATCGGGATCGACTCTACCGGCGTGGGCCATGGCGTTTATGAAAACGTGAAAGCGTTTTTCCCGGGTGTCCGCGAGTTTGTCTATAACCCCAACGTCAAAAACGCACTCGTCCTGAAAGCTTACGACATCATCAGCAGCCGCCGCCTGGAGTTTGACGCAGGCATGACTGATGTTGCGCAGTCGTTCATGGCAATACGCAAAAGCACGACGGCCAGCGGCAACCGTCCGACCTATGAAGCCGGGCGGAGTGAAGAAACCAGCCACGCAGATTTAGCATGGGCGACGATGCACGCGCTCTTTAACGAACCGCTGGAAGGCGTAACAGCAAATAACAGCAGCATTGTGGAGATTTTTTAATGGGTAAACGTAAACCGCGTACGCAGGATCGGCGCCCTCATTCTGCCGTTTCCTCAATGGCAGATCAGCCAGGCGGGGCACATGCAGAGGCGTTTTCTTTTGGCGACCCGGTGCCAGTGCTGGATCGCCGTGAACTGCTGGATTATCTGGAATGTGTGCAGGTAGACAAGTGGTATGAGCCACCCATTAATCTTGACGGGCTGGCGCGCACGTATCGCGCAGCGGTCCATCACAGCAGCGCAATTCAGGTAAAACGCAACATTCTGGTCAGCACGTTCAAACCTCACCGCCTGCTGTCAAAGCAAGCCTTTCGCCGCTTTGCCCAGGACTTTCTGGTATTTGGCAATGCTTACCTTGAAAACCGCGTTAACCGGTTAGGCCAGACGCTGACGCTGGAAGCCTCACTCGCAAAATTCACGCGGCGCGGCATAGAGCCGGATCAATACTGGTTTGTTCAATACGGCTTTGAAAAGCAGCCCTATCAATTCGCCCCGGGCCGCATTTTCCATCTGGTAGAAGCGGACCTCAATCAGGAAATTTACGGCCTGCCGGACTATCTGTCAGCCATACCCTCAACACTGCTGAACGAGTCCGCGACCCTGTTCCGCCGGAAATATTATCTGAACGGCAGCCATGCGGGCTTTATCATGTATATGTCAGACCCGGCAGCCAACCAGCAGGACGTTGATAACATCCGCGAGGCGCTGAAAAAATCCAAAGGACCTGGCAATTTCCGCAACCTGTTTATGTACAGCCCGAACGGAAAAAAAGACGGCATTCAGATCATCCCGCTGTCAGAGGTAGCGGCTAAAGATGAGTTTCTTAACATCAAGAATGTGAGCCGGGATGACATGCTGGCGGCCCACCGTGTACCGCCGCAGCTGATGGGTATCATCCCGACAAATACAGGCGGATTTGGGGACGTGGAAAAGGCCGCGCGGGTTTTTGTACGCAACGAACTGCTACCACTGCAAAAGCATATGGAAGAATTGAACGACTGGTTAGGTGAAGAGGTGATCCGCTGGGAGCCATACTCCCTGGACTTAGGAGAGGACAACGCCAGCTAAACTACCCAGACCGCCCGCCCGGGCGGTTTTTTTATGCTCGTCCCCTGCCCATCACACCAGAACGAAACCACCCCCAACGCAGGACGCCTGTACAGCCTCATGAGCGCCCCTGATTCTCGCGCCACTCCTTCGGCGCTTCGTTATGCAACGCCTCGCAGCGGGCCACAGGCGCACGCCTTGCCCCCTTCCCGCCCCCCTTGCCATGATGCCAAGACGGCCCACCGTACCCACTTTTACCTCAAACCGCGCGCTCGTATCCCCGCCACGCCTGCCCGCTTTATGTAGCGTTTTTCATGCAGGTGCATGACATAAGAAAAGCCCGCCAGAACTGGCGGGCCTGAGTCAAAACGATCCTTAAACGATCATGCGATTTCATGCAGCATAGTCATGCGCTCAACACGAAAGCTCTGCCGCTAAGCAAAATGGCGACGAAAGGCAATTATTTTAGCGTTATGAAGGACTACCGCAGCGGCCTGTTTATTGTGGACCGCATGCCGCCGCAAATGATGGGTATGCCCCGACAGCAACAGCGGGTTTGGTGATGCGGGAAAGGCCTTGCAGGTATATGTGCATAATGAACTATCACCCTACAAGAAAGGATAAAAGAACTTAATACCTGGTCAGGCTTAAAGTAATTAAATTCAAAGCATAAATTTTGGAATAATCATTTATCACCAAACGCCTCATCCTGATATAAATTCAAGACGCCTGAGTCATGCAGCTCGCTTTTGAAGGTCCCACTAAGAGTAAAACCCTGTAATAGTGAATACTTCTGAATGTAAATCATTGACTTACCGCCTAAAGTTGATAAGCCATTAAGCATCAAAGCACCGGATTCGATTGATGAAAGCTGTGCTCTAACGAGCTTAGCATATTTTAACTTTTCTTTTGAAGATAAAAACCCAGCTTCATCAATGTGTTTAAATATATGATATATGTTTCTGAAGTAGTGACCAGCATTAGAAAAGAAAGCATCCTCTGTATAAATTAAATCTATAGAAGACCTTATTCTTAACTGCACTGGCAATTCATCATCAATTATATTCAAAAAATTGAACTTAACTTCAGTAATATACCATGTTAATGCTTCAACACCTGTGAAAGTTTCTTCTTCATAGGCAACCTTAATGTTATCTCTGTGTTCTTTATGATACCTAATCAGCTCAAAGAGAATCGATTCAAAGGATTGAATCATTGATTGTCTGGACGTAACATAAAGAGTAAAACAAACAAGAATAATAGATATAAAGCTTAGCCCAGGATTTAGCACGCCACCAATATAATCCCCAAACTGCCCCCATTTTTCTACAGAATCACTTACACGAAGATCACCAAAATGAAGCCAGTAAAAATAAATTGCTATGAAAACCAAAACAGCAGCAATAAGAAATACCAGAGGTATCCATATGAATCTTTTCATCATATTCACTCAGTACCATTATCCATAAATACCGATATATCAGCTAGCTCAACTTCATAAATTCCCTTTTTAGCCTTACAGGGTATCGGTTTCATTAGCTTTCTAATATTTTCAATTTTCCATGTGTAGTAACCCGGCTTCCACACTCTTCCTAAAGTATTTTTTAGCCCCTGCTGAAGGTATTCTTCTTCGGTCCAATTAGAAAACTCAGTAAAATCAACAAGTGCCATGGCTAGCCCTTCATCTTCATCATCGTCCGAAGATAGATATTTTTCGTTTTGGACTAGAAGTATGTTCTTCAACGGGAGAGAAGGTGGAAGCCAAGACCTGATTTCTTGCTTTTTTTTTCCATCGATTATTAATACGACGGCGGGCTGGAGTATCGATAAAGCTTGATATTTCATTTTCTTCGCCTTATGTTTTTTACCTTGTTCAATTCTACCATAAATTTACGATTCGAGGTGCAGGATGTTGATCTTTGTTGCGGGTGTGCATGGGGTTGGGAAAGGGTATCTTTGTGATAGTTACATTAGTAATAACAACATGTTACATAAGAGCGCGAGTCAGTTAATCAAAGAAAATAGTGATGTGGTTTTGACTGATAACAAATTAACTTCCGATGTTGAACGAAATCAACTTATTTTGATTTCAGCATTGGAAGAATTGAAGGCGCAAAATAAGAGTGTATTGTTAGACGGACATTTCGCGCTGGTTAGTAAGGATGGAGAAATTAAAAAATTACCGTCAAGTGTATTTAAATCAATGAAACTTGATGCCGTCATATTAATTGAAAACGATAAAAAGACAATCACTGAGAGGGTTATTAAAAGAGACAAGATTGCCCCTCTCTATGATGTGGATAAACTTTTATTTATTGAAGCTGAAAATGCTGATTTAATTTGTAAAGAATTAGGTATGCCATTAATAAAACTTATGGCCCCGACACTAGCGGATTTTGAAAGGACTATTGAAGAAATTGAGTGCAGGATAAAATCCGGCACCCTTTAATAGTCAAACATACCTAAAAGATTGCGGTGCTTTAGCTCCAGGAGATACATCTTCTAAACTTAATGGTGAGATGTATCTTTTAGGATTCTTCACTGTGATTGCAAAGGCCTTTTCTCGACTATCAAAATAATCCTTAAAGAATTTATGACTAATGCCTGCATAACATTTAGTTTTATCCCAAAGCTCCGCAGGGGAATACATTAATATATCGCCAACTTTGAACTCACCAATCACTTTACCTACGGGCATTGTTGCATAGATAATCACAGTATCAACGTTTTTATTTTTGAAGATACTTTTCCGAAATTCGAATTTTTTTTCGCCTGATAAAATGCGCTCGGCATATTCAGGTTTAATTGACAATATAACCTTCATCAACGCCCCCCAGCGTGATGATACGCTTAAAGTGCGAATCATCTAGCTTTAAAAAACCCCAGTAATCTGCATCAGTATATCCGGTAATAGTCATTATGTCATCTCGGATAACTCTTTTTTCCAATGGGAAGTTATAAGTAAAACGAATAATGTAGGGGTAATTTTTCTTATTATAAAGAAGCTTTAATTCATCTTCATCGAATACACTGTATGGACCACAATAGCTTTTGAAATCAGCATAGGATGAAAACTCGCGTATATCCTTGACATCAAGAACAACACATACGGAAGTTGCTACTGATCTATAACGTGCAGGCCCTTTACCATCTGAGGTTCTATAGATAAGAAGATTATCACCCGCACGAAGATTTTGCGTACCATACATCTTAGTGAGGTAGACTTTCTCAATACTGTTTGTATGAGACACGTCTTGAATAAGCGAGCCATCTTCGTTATTTAATTTTGATTCAGGGAATAGCCGTGTATGCCATGTTGGATAGATGCTAAGAAGAAAATTTCTGTTATTAAGTTTAATTAATGGATAGTTTTTATAGCTCATTTAATCTCTCCACTCTAAATTTTTAAAATAAACACCTTCACGGCCATTAATAGTATCTTGATTTTTTCTAGCTTTTAACTGGAATCCATAGCGTTCTAAGAGGTTTATCAAGCCAATATGCTTGTCGAACACAGTAACATAAATCTCTTTTAGGCCGTTCTTCATAGCGAACTGGAAAACTAATCTTATAAATCTTTCACCTAACTTAGTGCCATGTGCGTCTATCTTAAAAGTTCCTAGCTTAACTCTTTGTTTTGCAGCAAAATCAGGCGTAGTATCATCAATTGCTTGATTTTCAATTTTTAAATACAAAAAACCATCCATGTTGCCTAATTCATTATACGAAACATAAGCAGTGTTAGCAGATTTTGATTTAAACCACTTATCAAAACCATCGTAATCGGCTCGTAATGAGTTGAAAAATTCATCCTCGAGATCGATATTTCTAAAAAACTTTTGTTGTATAGACATCCAAGTCTCCAAGTATCGTAAGCGAAATTTCGGCTGAATAAATAAAGATTAATTTATCGAATGCCTTTTGGAAAGCTTTGGATGACATCCGAAACCGATAAATAGTTTATCAAAAATTTAGGAATCAGTCGCTAGATTCTTGCATCTACATTGAAAACATGTATCTATAACCCACGCACTGCTTTCTAGGCCACACCAGCCCGCTTTATGGAAAGTTTTATGTAGTTGCGCCTATAACGAAAACGGTACCAGCCTTACTGCCACTAGGTGTTATAAGATGAGTTTCATGCATGATTAGTCATTGCAACTTAAAATCGTCTAGCGACTCAAGTGCAAACGTGTTTTTAGGTGTTAAATCATGCCTAAAGGCGATGCCCTAGCCGAGCGAAACCGGATGATCAATGACCAGCATCAAAACAGAATCGTAGGGGCGTCCAAGCCAGTAACCGCCACCACTTTCATTAGACCTTTGAAAAAATACCCATTATTCACCAAGGTGAAAGACTTCCAGAATCTCTCCACGGTACACGACCTTAAATTCCCATCGCTACCGCTCATAAGCTAACGCCTCGCCTTGCTCGTTGTTCAACGTCAGAGGCGGAAAATTCGCATTTGCCGCCTCTGACGTTATCTCAATGTAACCAGCTGTCGTCTTCCCAGACCTGCTGCAGAATTTCCATTACACGTTCCTTATCTTCAGCCTGTTTTACCCCGCTAAGTTCAATGCCATTGGCACTGCCTTTGCGGATTCGGATAGCTGTTTTTGGGTAGAGGGGGCGCAAGTTTCGGTAAAGCTCGGATTCAAGTGCTTCTAACAGCGCTTGGCTAATTTTCTGCTCTTTATCGATCATTATTTCAATGCGCATAGATTTTCCCCTAACTGGTAGCATCCATTGAGCGGCTGTATTCATGGTTGCGAATTTTCGCCATTAGCTCGTCAGTCAGCTCAGAAACCCACTGGATAGCCAGTCGCTTTTCTTCGTCACTGCACTCGCTTGCCGCTACCAGCTTTATGAAAAAATCAATGCGCTGAAGTTTCAATGACTCCAACAAATAATCCTGCATTTCCCCTCCTATTACGGCCACTTACACAATATAACTGTATATATATCCACTGTTTATATACACAGTATAGTACCAATTTCTAAATGTAAAACGCTTTTTTGGACTTCAATAAGAAAGCCCTGACATGAGTCAAAAACAGGAAATTTTTTTGGTTGGTCAATAATACTGCCGCCACTTGTCATCCTCACGCAGCCGCCCGTTCTGGTAAAAGATGCGCAACCCGCCTCCTGACGGAAGGCTGCCGCCGCGTACAAGTAAATTAACCTCGTATTCACTGCCATCGAACCCTCTGGACTGCAGTTCATACTCAAGCTGAAGGCGCTGCTGATCCGAAATGTTCTGTTTGTATTCCTTTTTCCGCTTCGGTTTAACGAGCCTCAACCTTGCGGTCAGCTCACGGCGTTCTTTCCGGCTCATGCTGTGCAGGTACTCATGCAGCTCCGTATCATTCATGGATTTAATCTCGGGTAGATCCCCCCCTGTCTGGTTCAAATTTTCAATAGGGGGACAGTTATTGCCACGAGTCCAAGGGGCGCTAGCGCCCTGGTCGGCTACCGCCTCCTGAAGGTCAACGGCTTTACGAACCATTTTCCACTTCACTGCATGAGTGCAGATCCGGCCCTCAATGATCGGGGACCAGATGCCATAAATACGAACACCGTGATCGCCGTATGCGCTCGGTTCGTCGTTCAGCTCATAAGCAGTTCTGACAAGGTGATGTTTGCGGGGAACCAGGACGCCGCCCTGCTTCAT